TTAAGTCTGTTAGTTGTTCTCTACTTTGCACAATACAACATGGCGTGGGCGTGTTATTTTCCTTCTCATCTGGATGACTCCAAAATGCCACTAAGTGCAAATACTTACTTTCTATTTTTTCTACTACTGATAACAATGTATCAATACTAGTTCCTTCATTGTATTCTAATAACAATGCTTCATGCTGACTAGCACAAAATGTGGCTACCCATGTAAGTTCATTACCTGGATTACCTGTTTTAACATGTAAGATTTTATCTTCCACGTATGCCTTTCTTGACCAAGGACAAACTTTGACTATACTGTCAAAGTAAGCACCCCAATCTACTTCTTTGAGCCTCTGTTCTTTTTCTTTTTCTTCTTTTTTGCTTTCATGTAAGCCATTTTTTTCTCCTTTAATTGTTGCTGTATCCTACTATCTTAATCTTACTGGTGTGCCACGCTTTCTCATGCGTTTCGCTTGTTTACCCATTCCGCTAGTAAAACTAGGTGATTTAGTATTCTTAAGTCTGCCACCTTGTCTTACATACTTTGCACCGGCTTTATGTCCTACACATCCACCGGTTTTGCAACTTGATCCAAAATAACTAGCCATTACACACTCCCATCGTCGACAAAATTATATCCTACTGCCGCACCTGTTAAATATGCTCTAGCATCATAGCCTGTGTTATATGGTGAACCTGAATACACTACGTTACTCCTTAAGTTTCCTCTAAAACTCCATTCTGTGCTAACGGTAGGCAATGAGCCTCCACCAGCTAATTTGGCATGAGCTCTATTTGCCCATGCAATAAGTGTTTTGTTATAATTGGCATCACTCATACCACTGTAACGTGCAAACCTTGTTGAATCAACACTACTAGGGTTTGTTATCCAATCCCAACCACCTAAACCGTTTTGTAATCCACCTGTTCCGCCTGTGCCTCTAACACTTAAGAACGTTTCATATAAATCTATACTACCACTAGGAAACGTAACATTTGTTGGAACAGTTATGTTTGAATGCATTACTCTAAACATTTCTTTACAGTTACTTGCGGCGTTCATATTCCAACCTGAAACATCTAATGTTTCATCGCCTTGCGGACCAACATTATTTGAGCCTCCACCTATCACACAATTTGAGAATGTGTTGTTAAAATCTGTTATACTTGATACGTCCCAACCATTTAAATGTATGTTTGCATTGGATTTTGTTCTGTGGAAACAGTTACCTATGTTTGTTAATGTGCCAGTTACCCATGTGTTTGCAATACTGTAAGTGCCTGATTTTTGTATTGTGCAATTATTAAACATATTGCTTACATCTACTAAACTGCCCATTGTTACATTAGCAATGTTTACTATAGTATTGCTTACCGGTGTTGTATTTGAAGTTTTTCTATATGCGTCTTTTAAACTAGTGCAATTAGGCGCACTTATGTCTACTAATGTAAGTTGGTCAAGGTTACTACCACTTCCAGCATCTCTATAAATGCCTTCCATTGTGGTTAAGTTAGGAAATACACCACTAACACTTGTATATGCTGTAGACATTTCATCTGCTTCTTTAAACATGTTTTTCATACTGGTAACATTAGTAATATCAACTGCGGCACCTGTTTCTAATATATTCATAGCAAAAAATTTAGTATTTTCTGCAAATGATTCTAAACTTATGTTACCTAACTGCCATGTTAAAGCATCATTAAATAAAGCACTTTGCGTTGTAACATCTTTTGAGAATCCTGTTAAATTTGTTACACCACTCATGTCCCAATCGTTTAACGATCCTACCTTACAGCCTTTAACTACATCTCTGAACATAAATGAAGCATCCTGAGAGCCTAACACCCAACTGCTAATATCTATATTACTTGTTGAACCCACAAAACTATTTGCTAAACTGGTAACATCTGATACGTCCCAGTTAGTTATAAGAGGAGCAGTTGCACCACCAGTTACATTACTTAACACGCCATCTAAATCTGCTCTATTTTGTAAATCCCAATTCTTAAATTGTGCACCGTCAGTCATTGTAGTGCCACTAAACATATTTGTAATTGATGCAGTTGTTGGTATTGAAACATTATTCCATTGACCAAACATACTGCCTACACCTGAAAACATTTCGTCCATATTTGTTACTGAACTTATATCTAAGTAATCTAAATTAGCACCAAACAATATTGAGTTAACACCTTTAAAGAATCCAGTTACATTAGTAGCACCAGTAAAACTTAAATTATTAGTAGTAGCAGTATTAATTGTATTTGCATCTTGAAAGAAATAATTAGAATTTGTTGGCCATGTTACATTGCCTAGACCACCTAATTTGATGTCTGTGGCATCTTTAAACATTTTTGTATTTGTAGTTAAAGTAAGGTTAGCCATGTTCCAACCATCTACATTTGCAAACGTTTGATAGCAATTTGCAAACATCTCTGTTGCATCTGTGCTGGCTGAAAAGTTCCAATTAAATATATTGCCTCTCATACTGTAAGTATTAGCAAACATTTTAGAACAGTTAGAATTACTTACGTCCCAATCAGATAAATTTAAAGTTAAATAAGTCCCGCCACTGCCTGTTCCAGCACCTTCGGCTAGTCTATTTAAATCTGTGCCTGTTTGTAACGTGCTACTCCATGCAGATAAGTTAGCATCTATGTCTATAGCATCCACAAACAATCCACTTAGGTCAGTTACTGAAGACACATTCCATGTTGAGATACTATTATTTACACCATTAACACCAGCAAACAATTCACTGTAATTTGTGATATTAGGTTGTGTTAGATTAGGTAATGTAGCATTAGCAAACAAATGTCCTTTGTTAGATCCTGATCTTCCTGCCACTGTTATAATATAGTCTTGTAATCCATTCCATGTGTTTATATCAACTGAAGGGTCAATAGCACCATCAAACAATCCATGTATGTTTGTTGTATTGCTTAACGTCCAATTAGTTAAAGTAGGTTGTGCATCAGTAGAGCCACTAAACAGTTTCCAATTATCAGCTGTTGTGTTATTGATACCACTTAGATCCCAACCATCCATATTGCCTTTAAAGTCAGTTGAACCGCTAGTCAAACCGTATAGTATTGTGTTGTTATTGAATGCCCAGTTGGTCATGTCACCTTGAAAGCCTGTGCTAGATGAGAACAATTTGTTTACACCATTTGCTTTGTTATCAGTAACAATCCAGTCTTTTAAATTTACTGTGGAGTTAGTTGATCCACTAAACATATTAGCACTTAATTCAGCATTGTATAAATTCCAATTGGATATGTTACCTGTATAATTTGCATCTTTAAAACAATCAGTAAAATCCATTACTGAAGATGTATTCCATTTTGTAATACTTGCAGGCAATGTTGTGCAATTTGCAAAGTTAATTTTTTTAATAAAACTTGGTAAGAAGTCAGGTAATCCAGTAATTTGATTTTGTTTGTTTTCAAAACTTAAATCAAATGCATTAGCTCTTGTATTGTAACCTACACTAGTTAATGTAGTAATGTAAGGATTGTTATTAGCCAAACTGGAGTCTGTAATTGCTTTAATATTACTAACGTTACCACGTGTTGCAACTACATAAGTGCCTGAAGAGGAATAAGTGTGTTTAGGATTACTAGCTGATGCAAAACTTGTTACAGTATTTGCTACGTTAGTTTGAGTATATGTGTCCGAACTTCCGTCACCCCAGAACACTTCGATATCTACATTACCGCTGACAGGTAACAGTAAATCTGCTTTTTCAGTTACATCGATATCGACGTAGAAAATTAAATCACTTTCTTGCCCGTCACTATTTGGATGTAATCTATTTGTAAATGTTCCTAATTGCCAATTACTCATGACTTCATATTCCTGTTTTAACTATTACTAGCAATTACATTGCCGCATCATTCAGTTTACGCCATGCTGTTCCATTGTATACACATACTAAAGCTAGTGTAGTATTGAATACCATATCACCTGCTTCTGGGCCACTTAGTGCATTGATCTCTGTTGTGTTTAAGTTTTGTAACTTTAATCTTCTATCAACATGAACTCTGTTACTACTAATGTCTATAACTGTTGTTGGTGAACCTTCATTTAATGTATCAATTATTGCTAAGTTGCCACTAGTCTGATTAGCTTCAATGTCCCATTGACTTTTAACTGTTGAATCTGAATTATGTGTTCTAAGTCTTAATGCCGCTTCACCTACTGAATCATAGTTAAAATCTGTTCCACTTGGTGTAGCACCATTAGTTTGTCCACTCTTAGCATTAATTATTAAACGTGAACCTGTTCTACCAGCTGGATTCTCCCAATTAGCATCAACAAATGTGTGATACTCATGCAAGTTGTCTGCATATCTGTTATCAACATAACTTGATGCATTTCCTGAATCAGCATAATCTCTTACTGGTCTTAAAGTAATCGAACCTCCTTGGTTAGACGCTATTACTGTTGTTCCGCTTTTACTTGCCAAATACGTTTGTGGTATTGAACCAGACGCAACACTTCCTTGACCAGAGCCAACGTATGGTCCGTTTCTGTATGACGTTGCTGATGTGCTTTGGAAATACATATCCAAATTAGCCATAGCAGTAAGATCACCTGTGCCACCTACCATTGCTGTAATACTTGCTGGTGGATTAAACTGGTCTGATCCAACTGCGCCTGTGCCTGTTAGTGCATTGTATGTAATTCTACCTGGTATATCACCTGCACTTGATGCCGCTGTTGTAGTCTTTGTGCCGCCTAAATGTTTAAAGTTAAAGTTAGGTGCACCTAAGTAAGGCATATCCACAGTAGCATTGCCACTTTGTCCTAAGAATTCACTCCATGTAGGGTATGTTGTTTTACTTGCTAAACTGTTAGTCTGATAGTTGTTAAACATCAACTTCATTTGAGGTGTAGTTTCTGTAGTGCCGTAATCTGTTATACCGTCTTGTTCTATAGTAAGACCTAATGTGGTTGTTGCCGGTAATGCTGTATTTGTGCTAATACTTAACAAGTCAGGTTGAGCATTAGAACCAATAAGCATTGCTCTTGGTATTCTAATTGCACTATCTGGACCTGTTTCTACATCTGCAGTATGACGCATTACAACGTTAGCCATGTCCACGGTTGAATCACCGTAACTTACTCTGTCAAGTGTTACGTTGCTTAGTGTTTGTGGTAAGTCATATTGATTGTATCTAGATATAGTGTAATCATATGTTACTGCTGATGTATCATCACCTGCAAGACTAAATCCAATGTTTTGTGTGCTACTGTATGCACCTGGAAATAATACAACACTATATCCACCAGCACCATAACTTATATCTGATGTTAAGTTTTCACTTAATGTAATTGTGTTACCGCTTATGCCTGTAACGTGTGCATTTACTGGTAATTTAGCAGTTGTAGAGCTTGATGCTATGTCAAACACAAACCAGCCTGCCAAGTTTAAGTCTAAATCAGTTGGTGCCTGCATTGCTGGACCAAGACCAGGGTCTGCCGCATTATTTACAATGTTAAAGTCATATCCACCTGCCGCCACGTTTGTTGGATTTTGCCTACCTGCAATAATTGGTCCAAAGGCTCCACCAAACAACAATGTTGCTGTTAGTGTATTAGTGCCTGCTGTTCCTGCCGCTTGTATAACAAAACCAGGAACTTTGTCTGATGTTACGTTAGCAGTTCCAAAGTCTGCTGTTGCAACACTATAACCAGTTGTGTCAGTATCAAATATTCTTGATTCTACACTACTAATTGTTTTGTCAAATTCAATACCGTTTGTTTGACCTTTAAGTTGTAAAGGTTGAGCACTATCACTGATAACATGGTCTGCTAAAACTGTATCTGCACTTATGTTTGCAGTTGTTGTTAAGTTGCCAGTCATGTTTATAATAGCACCTGTGTAATCGGCTATATCTGCATCTGCTCTAGCACTTGTATAGTATAAGTTAGTGCCTTCTGATAGGTCACTTGTTGACTTTGAACTTAGGTCTAAGTTTGTTCCTGTTTGTAAGTTAACTCTTGCATCTGCTCTTGCATCAGTGTAGTATAAGTTAGTGCCTTCACTTAAATCACTAGTTGACTTAGCAGTAAAGCCTGCATCTACTCTAGCATCTGCTCTTGCATCTGTAAAGTATAAATTTGTGCCTTCTGATAAGTTAGTTGTTGTTTTTGTTCCTAATCTTGTATCAAAACGTGCATCTGTATAATAAAGGTTAGTATTTTCAGCAATGTCATTTGTTTCTAATACAACTGCGCCAGTTTGTCCGTTAACACTATCAACTGGGGCCGCATTGCTGTCTGCTGGTGTAAATGTAAATACACCTGTGCTGTTATTGTATGCTAATGCACCATCGCCACTTGCTGAAGCTGTTGTTACACTTACTAGTCCTCTAGTTTGTGAAGTTGTTAGTATGTCTTGGTAAACATTGTCACCATTCATAAATGTCCAAGTTTCTGTTGGCTCATTCCATGTTATTTTAGCATCATGTGTGCTTTGCGGTCTGTTTGAAATTATTTCTACTGTGGCATCTGTTGTTGCATTTGCATTTAGTGTAATCTTTTGGTCAGTTACATAAAGGTCAGTTACATTTCTATAATTTAAATTTCCGGTAACTTCAGCATTTCCAGTCACAGTTAAATTACCCGTTAAGGTATGAGTATCTGTAGCACTAGTGCCTGCTGTTATTATTCCACCAGTTGTAATATTACCTGTTAAGTTAGTTAAAGCACCGGTGTATGCTCCTATGGCAGTATTTGCTCTTGCATCAGTGAAGTAGAAGTTAGTTGAACCTTCTGGAACAGAATCTGTTGTAAAGTTACCACTCTTAAATCCTACCACACTAGCATAAGTTGTTGAACCATCATTAAGAACTGTTACTATGTTTTGGTCACCGGGACTGTCATCAAATGTTTTATAATTGTCTGTAAATTCCCAATTACTAAAATATGTTTGTTGAAGTTCATGTCCGCCAGTTGAGTCTTGTGTTAATATAACTGTTGCTTGGTATCCATTTGCTGGAGCATTAGTAAAACTTATGTTTGTTATATTGCCTGAAATATTTGCTTTATGCGTTACATTACTTGCTAAATCCAAAGTAATATTACCACTTACTGTTCCATTGTCAGTAACTTCGCCTATAGCAGTATGCACTCTAGTATCAGTGAAGTATAAATTATCACCTTCTGTAATATCTTGTGTTTTTAATTGTTGCGTTAATGTTAAGGAATTTGCGGCATCATTATATGTATAAGTTAAGTTAGCACCTGCAACCATTAAATCTGCAACACGGTCATCTACTTTTTCTGCGTTAAAGTCTAATCCATTATCAATGATGTATGCATTTACTCTTGCGTTAGTGTAATATAAATTAGTGCCTTCTGGTAAAGCAGTAGTGTTTACTGTAGCACCTGATGTTGTAAAGTATTTGTTATTTGAACCTTCTGTTAAATCGTCTGTGGTCTTACCACTGAATACAGCGGCACTATCGATGCCAATTGCACCTGTTCCGCTGTTGTATGTTATAGGACTAGTGCCACTAACAAGTGCTCTAACGTCACTGTTTGACGTTTGTATAACACCTGATACGTTTGAATATGATATACCATATCCACCGCTTATTGCTTCTCTTATGTCTGAATTTGTAACAACTGCTGTGTTACTGACTACAACATTACTTAAGGTAGATGATACTGTTACATTACTTGTGGTTTCATTTACCGATACATTAGAAGTTGCTAATGTAACAGTTACATTTGATTGAGCCATGTTAAACTCCTACAATGTTATTAAATGTTACCGTATTGTTTGCTGATGCTGGATCGCCTGCTGTTACATCTGCAGTATAACGTTCAATAATTGCCCATCTATGACTGTCAAATGTGTTAACTGTAGGATTAGTATTTTCCCATGTAAATTCAACAACACTCATAACCACATTAGTTCTAGCGTCTGGGTATATAAAACCAGTATATCTGTTTTTTGGAATAGTAAAATCAACTGTGCCTGCCGCGGCGTTTGTTACATTAATGTTGCCTGCACCTATTGTAGTAGATGCTGAACCTAGATATCCAATTACATTTGAACTAGCAAAGTTTGGTTCACCTGTGTTTACATTGTATGTTAAACTATCTACAACTAGTGTTGAATAGTTTGCACTAAAATTATAATTAGTGATATCTGTATCGTAGTTATATGTAAATGTTCTTTGATGTTCTGGAAGCATTTCTAACATCTTAATATTAGAGCTCCCCCCGAGATATTGGGATATGGAAAGTAGTCTACCCGACATGTTGATTCTCCTATTGGATTATGCCAGAAAAGTATTCTTTAAAGGCACTTAATTTGTTATGCTTGTATTTATCGCAATCTTAGGAATCTGGTAGTGTAAAGCCAAACTCTGCGGCATATTCGTCGATGTTTATTGCTTCATCGTCTATAACAATAACTCTGCCTGGCATACCGCACCATTCGTCATTATTTTCTCCGCCATACAATCCTATTATCATTGCTTCTATTATATATTTGTTTCTGTGAGCCATATCTGTATATCCTTAATTTGGTTCTGTGGGCCAAGTAACTGTTTGGCCTTCATTTAAAGTAGCATAATCTAGATCTCTAAGTGCTTGTCTATATGTTTGCCACTCTAGTTTCTTTGCATCTGTAAGCGGACTGTCTGCACCTTGTGTCCAATCACTTGCTAATAAACGGTTGTTTCTACGTTCTTTTGTTTCTGCATTAATTGTAATTAGTTGTGGTGGTGCTAATTTGGCTAGACATAATGGCGTTGCAGTTAAATCTACTTTTTGCATCTTATGTCCTACATAGTTGCCGTCAACATCACTTAACAATGCAAAACTCATAGGAAAGGATTTATTTTCATCGATAAATTGTTGTGCTTTTGCATCATTCTTAAGCCACCTAACATAATAAATTTTGCCGTCTACATTATTATAAAATATATATTCTTGCATTAGAAGAAACCTCCTATGTCTAAATAAAAGTCTGATTTACTAATACGTTTGTCTGAATTAGTTACGTCCACCCTTCTACCACTGCCACTGTCTGTTAAATTTGTATTTGCCCAATTACCTACAATAACTGATTCTGGAATGTATTGCAAAACATTACTGGCTGGTGGCGCACCACCTGCCGTTGCTACAACGTTGCCTTGAGCTCTGCTTACTTCATATTTAAAGTTATCATCAAATGTGCTCAATTGTCTTATACCGCCTGCAACGATGCCACTTCCTACTGCTAGTTGATGTATGTTAGCCGCGGCGTAGGCGGCGTTTGCAGTCATTTTACCATCTGGTGCAACATCTACTGCTTTGTAATTTATTCTTCTAAATGGTTGATAAGAAATAGAGGCGTTGCCATCTAATAAAGTTGATCCATATGGCACCATATTGTTCACAGCACTGAATATACCTTCGTCAATAGCACCAGAATCAATAGTAACATTTGGTGTTACTAGTGCGGCATCTATGCCTAGTGGCACACTACTTGTAGCACTATTTGCCATAGAGGCATTGAATCCATCTTCTTCTACTTGTAATCCAGCCTGAACACTACCTAAATCTCCTCTGCTAATTCGACCTTGCGGAGCTAGTGTGATATTTGGAACATTTGCAATAGCACTACTTCTTCCACCGCTACCCATTACACTAAGGTTAAGGTCTGCTATAAAGTCTGGCAATAAAGGACCTACACTAAATGATTTGTCTTGTAATGGAACATCAGGTGTTGGTATTGATATATTTACTACTTCGCCTGGTGTAAATGTTGTTCTACCTGGTGCGTTTGGCATAATTGGAACACTAGTTGTTGGTATTGTGTTTGCAACATTACTGCCTACACTAGACCCAGTTACATCTAAATTTGCTATAATATGACTTATATCTGGAATGTCTGGAATTGTAAAAGGGAAATTAATACTTGGTATTAGACCGATGCCACTGCCCCCAAGTCCTATACCTCCTATACCTCCTATTATATTGCCTGTTGGCAATGTTCCTACAATATTACCGTCTGGTGGATTGATTATGTTTGCAGTATTTGATGTAGGATCATCTACAATAGTAATGTTACCTGCAATAATGTTTGAGATGTTGCTGTAATCTACGTTGCCCCATATATTCCACCATGCTGGAATACCACTTACTCCTACTGCACCATCACTTTGGTATGAAGTATGAGCATATATACTGTCATCATATTCAATACAAGTAAACTTAGCACCCAACATAGCATCTGCTGTTTCTACTTCTGTAACACGCATAACTCTAAACAATTTGTTTGTATATCCGTATTGACTGCTTGTAATTTTGACAACATCACCTACATCATTAACAATAGCACTATAGTCTGCTGTAAAGTTTATAACTGTGCTTGTTCTACTTTGGTTAAGGTCAATGTTTGCTAAGTTACCCACTCTACTTCTATCATTAACTAAGTTAAATCTAGTGTCTAGTGGATTGTCTGGCTCGTTGTTGTTTCTATCACCACTTGGTGTGCTTACCACAATAGTTTGTGTTTGGTCTTTTTTGTCAACACTAGGATATTCAGCATCAATACTGTTGTATAAACTGAATAATTCTGTTGACGTAATATCAATTGAACTTACTATGTTGTCATCATTAAATATATAAGCCGCATTCTTTTCTGCGGTAGTAGCCGCTCTGTTTGACACAACTTTAAACTTACCTTGTTTAGGATCGTAAGCAAAGTATGCCGCACAACTTCTACATAATTCATTAATGTTTCTTTTTACTGGTTGGTAGGTTGAACACATACCATCAATTTGCCATCTATTGTGTTGTGCTGTAACATTACCTGTTGCTGTTCTGTAGTCAACTTGGGCCGTAGAATAGTCGTAGAGGTCGTTAAACGAGGTTAAATCAATATCACTACTACTAATACCAGCACCATATCTATCGTTTTGTAAGTAGTCTAAAAGCACGTTTGAAGGCTCATTTAAACTGTTGTTGATGTCGTATGTAATAGCACCTAAGCCTTGTAATCCGTTTTCAGCATCATAATCCATTTCAATAACTGAATATACAAGATTTGCATAACTTGTTGAAGCATTGATTGTGGTCATTAATGTGGTAGCCGCTACTTGTCCACTAGCCGCTAAAGGAAAGATTTGGTCTGTCGCCGCTGTTCCGCCTGCATACACTCTACAACGTATCTTACCGTTAATGTTGTTTGATGTAGTAGCATTTGGATCTGTTGCTCCAGTAACTGTTGCACCACTAAAGATTAATTTAGTATCATCTCTGTAAATGTCATTGATAGTGATTGTGCCACTATCTGTTTTCTCACCAATAACCATACAATACACCATGGTGTTGTTTTGGTTTTTGATTTCTGCATCCACAATGATTGCACCAGTAAAACTTTGTCCGTAGAACACAGGAACTCTGTTGTCTGTGCTTGGTGGTAACTGTATCTTAACACCTGGATCTTTTGTTTCCTGTTGTTTAGGTGGTTCCATTACCCCTAATGCTTTTGCTGTTCCTAAGGCTAAACCAGCACTAATAATACTTGTGGCAATAGTAGCCGCTATACCGGTAACACCGATTGCTCCTACGATTGCTGTTGCTATTGCTGTAAATACTGCCATCTACACACCCTCATATATATAATTTGTTTCTATAGGTCGCCAACCTCGTTTTTCTAAATCAAAGTCTGGCGATATCTCCATGTTTGTGAGTGTAAAACCTTCTATCATTTGTTCTTTTACTAGAGTTTTACCTATGTTCACATATTCTTTTAGTAATCTATAACCCAATGATGACATTCTGTGTTCTGGTTCAACCCACCACGCAACTTCTTTCATTGTTTTTATTTCTGGTAACCATGCATCTGTTTGTATTTGTGCAATTAACATGCTTACTACTTTGTTGTTCTTTTCACCTAACAGTATGCAACCTTCTTTTCCAAAACTATCCAATAATCTTCTAATATACATATCATTGTATTCTGGATTGTGTAAAGCACTATAAGGTGAACTGTTGGCAAAGTTAATCATCATTGCCATTATGCTGTCATAGTCTTGTATTGTTGCTTGTCTAATCATATCTATATACCTTTATCTCATGAAGTTGCCAATGCCGCCGAAGCCTCCACCAAAGCCGCCTCCGAATCCGCCTCCGCCGTAGCCACCGCCATATCCTCCACCATAGCCTCCACCGTAAGTGTATTCTTTACCAAAGTCAAATGATACTTGGTGTAGGTCTGCTACTCTGTTAAATGTTAAGTCTGTTGGAAAGTATTTTTGTCTATCTGTCAAGTTAGTTCTTTGTCCTGCTACTTTGTTTTCTAAAATAGTGTTTACACTTGCACAACTAACTGCAACACTATTACTATTCTTGCCTTCAACGAAGTTGTAGTCTTCACTGATGCTGTAATTAGTTATAATGCCATTGTAACGTTGAAACACATTAGCGGCATCTACACTATAATCATCATTAAAGAATGCTCTGTGTATTTTAACTACACCACCTTTAATTGCTGTGCTTAATATCAAACCCATATAGTCTTGGTCACTTGGTATACCACTTAAACTAAGTTGTATGTCACCGTTTGTTGTTCTTATGTCTTCTGGTATTTCACTAACACCTAAGAAACTGCCTAACTCTGTGTAAGTGTTTCCATCATATGTAATTGGCTTGTATGCACCACTTATGTAATACGTTGTTGCACCTAACGTAAGGTCTACTAACATTGCATGTTTTATATTGTTTGTGCCGGTAACTGGAGGTATACTTGTTGCCATGTTGTTTTCCTTATGTTGTAATTATTTCGACCATTTCAAATGCACTTTGAAATTGTATTCTATCATGTGGGACTACTCTGTATCCTGGTCGTTTTGTTAATTTAACTTTGAAGTGAACATTTTTACCAGTAAGTATGTTACCGCTAGTCATTGTTACACCGTCTTGGCTAATAACTGGTCTGTGAACAGGAACTGCTACACTACTTGATGTGCTGTATGCAACATCTGCCGTTACTTGATAAGGGTATCTGTAAGCGCCTGTGTTGCCCACTGGCTGTATAAAGTCACCTTTCTTGAACAATGTGCCACTTCCACTAACACCACTTGCATTGACGTTTATAGTGCTTCCTGAGACACTTACTAATGTCATTGTGCCACTAGTAACACCACCTTGATATGCTGTAACATAACTTAATCCGCTGTTTGTGTCACCAATATCAATTGTGGTTTCTTCTGTAACATCCAATGCATCAATATCTTCTAATAATCCTCTGTTAGTGCTGTATTGTAATGCACTATGCATGCCTACTTTGAATCTGTATGGCACGTTTGTTGCTCTTTCGGCAGTTAGGATTACTCCACTTCTACTTACTGATTGAGCGGCAACTTTACCTTTGTTAATATCAATGTATGTTGCGTTGTCTATAATTGTTTGTAAACTCATTATGCTGGTTGCCTCCTCGCACCTACTTGCGTTACGTTAAACAGGTATTCTGGATTTTCTGCAAGTCTGGCTTCAAAACTTCTGCTGTCAATTGCGTTAATGTTGTAATTTACAGTTGTGCCCATTCCCATTCCGCCACCGCCACTTGCCATTTCGTCATTTGGAATAACTGTGCCACTTGCTCTAGGAACAAATAGCTCTGGTCCTTCTTCACCTACAACATATGGCTTGCCTGCTGTTGCTGGTCCACCGTCTGCTAGTCCTGGTATAAGTCCTAATAGAGGTCCTGTAATAAACTTTTGTATAAGTGCTTTGGCTAACACTTTCTTAATATGGTCTGCTAAACTGCTGAAACTCATTTTACCAGTTAAAACTGCATCTGTGAGTGCATCTTCTAATAACTGTCCTGCTTTAATAAATCCTTCTGCTAATGTTCTTGTTGCATCACCTAATCCGCTGTTTCTAACTGCTTCTGCTATACTTTCAAAAAACGCTTTAATGTCTTCACCCATTAATTCGAATGTTATTTTTATAAAGTCAGCAATATTAAGAATTGCCTTATCAGCATACTTTTCTGTTTTACCGAAGAATTCATTTATTCTGTCTTCACCAAATACTTTGTTAAGTGCTTGATCTAGATAATGAAGTGTGCCTTGTGTTCCTGTAACAAAAACTTCATCAATTGCTTCAGCGGCTTCAGTTGATTTGCCTTTTAAATCTTCTAGGAAAGTTAATGCACCTGTAATAGATTCCGGATCTATCAAAGGAAGTTGTAAACTGGTTTTGCCTTCTGCTTCTGCTTTTTTTATCTCAGCAGTTAGGATTGCTATTGCTTGTTTAACATTTTTTTCTGTTAGTGGGAATGTTGCACTACCCATCTCTTTTTCAAGGATATCAGCCGCCCTTCCGGTAATCATATTCCATGCATCTAAGTCAAAGAAGTTTTCAAGAAATCCTTGTCCTTCAATTTCTTGTAATTCAGCTAAATTCTTTTTGAGGTTACCTATATCATTAGTAATTAAACCAACAGCATCCGCGGCACTAAGCAAACCGTTAATTAATTGTGCAAATGAATTGTAAACGTTAACAATACCTACCACAGTTTTTTGTAATAATCCGAGGAATTCTTCTTTTAAGAATTGTCCAAACTCTTGGAATCCGCCACGTGCTTCTACTTCTGCTGTGATTGTGTTTGTTAATGAAGTAACAACTTGTTCTAATGCTGGTGCTAAACTTACTAACAATGCGTTAGCGGCACCAAATGCTGATGTAGACAATGTGGTCAAACTGTCTTGTAAATCTTCTACTTTCTTAATGCTATCTCTAGATAACAATATGCCAAGTTTTTCCATCTCCTTGAACATTTCTTTAAGGCCGTCACTACCATTCCTTAAAGCATTAACTAACTCAGCACCTTCACTGTCGAACGCCTTAAACGCAAGAGCTAGTCTTTTGGATTCATCTTCTGTGTTAGCAATACCATCTGCTAATGCAAACAAGGCTTCTTCGGCACTCATTGCCCTTATTTCTGCGTCTTTTAATCCTATTTCACGTAATGCTGGACGTAATTCACCAACACCTTTTTTGGCTTCACCTAATCTACGTGAGAAACGTCTAAGTGCTACACTACTTTGGTCAAAACTAACACCAGCAATTTCAGCCGCAAAGCCAAACTTCTGGATTAGATCCGTTGTGAGACCTACCGTATCCGATATCTTACCTAGCCTATCAACAAATGCTATTTGCCTTGCAGTTACTAATGCTAAACCTGTGGCTAAACCTGCTATTGCTATAGTGGCGGCTTTTACTAATCCAGTAAATGCTCTAAGTCCTGTGCCGGCTGTTGATATACCTGCTGTAAATAATCCTGTGCTAAGTGTTAATGCGGCTTGAACTGGTATAGCCATTATCGTAATCTCCTAATAAATCTTTTAAATCTTTTAATTGTGTATTGTAACGTAGGCTCCACTAACCCTTTATTTGGTCTTGCCTTTACTAAATTCTTTCTACTATATCCACCTTTAGTTTTGCCTGTGCCTTGCTTTGGTGGATTAGGATATTCTCCTCTATCAATAACACCACTGTAATCATAGTCACCGATAATAGCATATCCTTTAGACTTTCTTCTCAGTTTGTTACTTCTTTTGGCTTTACCTGTTTCGCCACGTGGTGTAACTCTTTTCCATTCTTTAAATGCTTCACCAGGCAAACCACTACGTCTAGTAACATAACGTTTTAGTCTTTTGATGTTTTTCTTAAACTTTCTATCGTCAAGTCTAACACCGTTTTCTGTTTTTCTAATCCTTCTTGGCATTAGCCAATCCTCTGTTACGCATTTCAATCAATTCATCTTGACTGTATGTTTCGGTTAAGTCCTCACCGTTAGCCTTCTTCCTCATCCTATCTTGATGGGTCATGCTATGAACATGTATCTGTATGTCCAGCGTAGATCCCTTTTCTAATATTTCACTGGGTAAACAATGATACTTTTCAGCCATTGTGTCAACTAGTAAAACTAAGTTGTGTAATCTGGGATCTATTAGATTATCAACTTGGCTTACTTTCCCAGGTTTTCAGTGACCCTTACTACTGCGGATGTCATTACATCCATTGGTAAAGTGTTTTCGCCACTAATAACTGGCATTCCTTTATCATCAAGAATTAAATCCTTAACAGCATTATACATTTCACCTGCATTCTTTGTGTCTAGACTTGCTAGTTTAGTGTATGTGCTAATTGGAAGTTTGTCATAAACGAAGAATTCAAGTTCGTCACCGTATTTCTCTACGATGTCCTTGTCGTCTATAATGATTGATGTTAGTTCTGGTTTTGCCGCTAGGTCTGATAATTTCTTCATATCTTTATTCCTCTATATCTTTATCTGTTAAATGTTTTATTCCACTAAGTGCAAACTGTAGTCTGCCTTGTGCTTTGGTTAAATCTTTTTCAGCACAACGTATTTCGTTATGTGCTTTTGCTACTTCGGCTTCAAGACTCTTTAGTATGTCCTTGGTCGAATGTCTCTCCCATATCTGCATGTTCTTCTTCCTGTATATCTTCAGTTATATTTACCTGTTTCTTCGCCTTCTTGGCTTTAGGTAAATCAATTCCGTGCTCTTTGGCAATTTCTGCTGTTTTATACTTTTCACCGTATATGTAGACTGTATCGCCATCATGACCATTGTCTAGAATTGCTTGTAGTTTTGCTTTTATATCTTGCATAATTGTTTCCTTTCTTAAAGTGTAAACTCCCCCACGTTATGTGAGGGAGCCTAACTTGTATATGTTGTTTACGGTATTTAAACGACTACTTTTGTAATCTCACCATTAACCACGATTTCCATTGGACTAACCCATACAGCGGCATCCATAGATGCAGTTGGAGTTAACCCTGTTAAGAAACCTTTGCCTTTAACGTAATATTCACCAGTTGAATTACCTTCATTGAAAGCCACAGACCAAAAGATCTCTGTTTTATCACTTGATGTTTCTAATAATCCTTTATTCTGGATAGAGTTCGTTGCGGAACCATCTCCAAAGAAAGTAGCACCATCTACCAACATGTTGATAGAAACACTATTTTCATTAGTTGTTGTAAATGCACTTGAGGCTGGACTACTCAATACTGAGTATCGAGTTGTGCCTGTTGTTGCACTTACAGTTACGTCTTGCATAAGGGGAACTGCTAAAACATCTGTGCCTCCTGGGAGGCTCATTGCTTCTGTAGTTCCTAGGTTTAATGTTGCTTGAAGACCGGCTGTTACATTAATTACTGCCATGTTGTTCTCCTATATTAAACAGTTTTTTCAAAGCGAAACTCAAAAGTATATGTAATCTTATCCATGACAATTTCTGTTTCATAATCACTTTCACTAGTTATAGTGTTAGTAATTACAGACTTTGCATTTAATATATTACTGATTATACTGTTGATATCACTTAATTGGGTTTTGGCATCGAGGGTGACGAATGCATTAAGTGTAGATGTGTTGGTGTTAAAGTTATTTCTGTCCAATACTGCATATAGAGTATCTTGTGATATTTGTTCTTCATCAACGTAAAGTGTTTTCATGTTTTTATCATACAACGTGTCCCCACCACTTTCGAACGGAAGTTCTGCACTTACACTAACATTGCTGTTATTTAAGTTTGTGGTAAGTTGTGCTATAAGATTACTTCTGATTACACTCATTATCTGACCCTTGTTATAAATCGTTTGCCACGAGTCCTACGGTTTTTTCTGTAGTTGACCAGTTCATCGGCGGATGTTATAGTTGCATCTGCATCTACATCATACCACACAATTACTGCAAGTTTCTCTGAAAACAAGTTATTAAACTTGGTATCATAGAAGTTAATTTTCATAACTTCTGAACTTTCTGGGTTTCCAAAGTCTGCTACTTTTGGTAACAAGTATTCTTTGAAAACATAACTTGCACATAAGTCTGTCCAATCTTGCAAGTTGCCAATAATTAAATTCTTATTGACAGCTGGCAAAATAGACGTGCTACTGATATTCTTACTGCTAGTGTAAGTAGACCATTCGGGACTAGCCTGCATCTTAGTAGTAATCCTATCAGTTGCACGTTGACATAATATGTCAAGGTATTCTTCTAAAGTTGTTGCCGCAGTTCCAGAGTTAGCAAATGAAATCTCATTCGCTTCAAACAATCTTTGATCCAAGTTTCGTATGTCTTCTGCTTCAGCAAAAGCCAATACATTATTTGATCCATCTCTCTGAAATGCCATGTTATCTCCCTAACTTATATGGTGTTAGCCATGTTAGTTACTAGGTTATTAGTTCTTAACCATCTGATACCAACTGCTTCACTAATAACAGCGTCTAAAAGAGCTCTGTTACCAATGTCACTTAGTGATCCAATAGTTGAAGTTCCTGTAGAACCTGCGCCGTTTAATTCATTAGCAAGTAAGAATTCAACTTGAGGTGTAATACCTGCATAGTAGAACCCGTTAAGGTCTGCTGGGGCATTTTCCGCTCTAAGTTTTGCAACTGCTTCTGCAAAGTCAACTAGGTTGACGTTGTTAGCGGCTACATATGAACCTGTTAAAGAACCAACTGCTTTAATGAAGTTCTTTCTTAAATGTGTGAATCCGTTTCTTACAGTTCCAGTCATAATATACTGGTCATGTTTAACGTCTTCTTCCATTTTAAGACTAATGTCTCTTTTAGACATGTAACCCATTGCTTCTGGTGAAAATACAACGTTAACGTCTAGTGCACCTGTTGATCCACCGTTAATTGTTGCTTGGTTAAGTAGGACAACTGTTGTTCCTGATCCGTCTAATGTTGATCCATTAGTTGGTGCAGTTTCTGTGTTGTTAAGCATTACTTTAAAACCTGCTTCGTCAGTTGCTTGTGCTACTGAGTTAGATAGTCTTGTTACTACTGCATTTCTAACAACGTCGAATTGTCCGTCTTCTAAGGCTTCTTCTGAAACCTGTGTTCCTGCTCCTCTTTTTACTGCTGTTGCTGATGCTACAGAAGTTGCAAAGGACTGGTCTGATGCCGCTACAACGTTGGCTGATTCTGCGATAGAACTGCCTGCTGTTGTCCATGCATCTGTTAATGGAAAGTTTACAGAATTACCTGATCCTTCCTCGATGTTTATTGAATTACTGATTAAAGCCGGGTTTGGTAGCAAGACTGCGTCTGCATAAAAGTCTACTAAGTCTGCTGTTACGGCTGTAAATAAATCACCAATTCCACTACTTGATGTCGCCATTTCTGGTCTCCTTATTTATAATTGTTTATCTCCAAAGACAACATTAGTGTTATCTTTGACGTTTTGTCATAAAATCCTCTACCATTTTATTGGTCACAGTATCTCTTGACAAGTTTATGTTTTGTCTACGCATTGCAACATAGGCTTCTCTGTATCTAGGTTCCGAATTCATTCTAGCTTCATCTAAACCCTTCTTACTGTTAGAAACTGGTGTGCTTTGTGCATCCACAGTAGCGATTCCTTTTTTGGAAAATTGTAAACCTAATTGTTTGCCCATCTTCTCGACAGCCGCACTATAGTTAGGTAGACCTTCATCAGTTGTAATAAAATCTTCGCCATCTACGATGTGAAAACTTTGTCCTTCAACTTTGAACATGTTATCAGCATTCATTAATTTGACTACTGAGTTTCTTTGTTCAGGCGTCCATGCACTTGGCATAACGTCTTTTAATTTTCCTACGTGTGCGTCTAGGACATATTGGCTTTTAACGGATTCTAGTTCTGCTTTAAGTTCGGCTACGGTTTGTTCTTTCTTTGCTACTGTGTTTTTCAACGCACTAACATCTAAACTACTTTCACCTTCTGTAATATTCGCGGTTTGTAATTCTTTTACAACCTGCTTAACAGAACTTAAACTGTCAACACCTAGTTCATTAACTAAACGTTGTTCTACTTCCCTAGTTGCCGTTTTGGCAATAGCATCCTTTTCTGCCTTGGTAAACATTCGTTGGCCATCGACAAAATAGCGACCCTCACGTATTTCTACTTTGGATTCATTACTGTTAACAGAGATATTTTCTTCCGAATTTGCAGTCTCTGGAACTGTTTGACTTTCACCAGTGTCAACTACTGTATCTTGCTGTATGTCATTTGACATCTTTTTCTCCTTCTATTAATACGACGAAGTATCGTTAACCAGTCTAATTATAAACTATTAGTAGTCGTTGACGTAGTCAATAACTGTTCGAGTCTATCACGCAGTCTGTCACGTAAATCTTCTTTGACGCCTTGGCCCATTATGCTTTGACTTTCTTCATAGTCAACGCCTGGGTTGCTGGCCTCTAATGTTAATTCGTATTCTTTGTGTGTTTTGAATGGCATGAATATTGTTTCTCCATTCTCGTTTTCATGGGTATGAAATCCTTCACCACCTAGTCTTTGTGCTTCAGCTTCTGCTTCTAGACTACTGTTAAAGTGTCTTGCAACAAACTGGGTAGTATTCTGATAGAATCTATCATATAGATCCATCATCATGTTTAATTCTTTTAGTTCGTGCTCCATAGCACGGTTGTTGTATTGTCTATTATAACTGATTTCTACTTCATTGCTTTCACCAGTCCAGTCATGATAGATATCAAATGCACGTTTTTCTGCATTTTCCATTTGAACTGCTTTCTTTCTAATGAATGCTTGTAGTTTAGTGTCCAATGTTTCTATCATTGCGGCACTACTTGATGCTTTGATTAGTTCATCGCTTCTAATCATACATGTTTCTAACATCTTTTGTATTTTGTTGTCTATTAGGTCTTTTAGTTCAGTTACTGGATCAGTGTTTGGTTGTCTAAACTCATATGTGAAATTTTGTTCACCTTGGAGACCACTGTTAACTCTTACTATACTACCTGCGGCGGCACCAATCTCGCCATTGTTCAATTCGTCTGTTTGTTCATCAACTACTAATGTAGGATGAATGCTGTAATTGATTGAACTGTATATCTCTGAATTCAAGTTGTATACTTCTTTTTGTATAATACTTGCATCTAATACTGGTGAACTACCAACTCCAGGATATGTAGGTATGCCTTGATAAATTGGGAAACAAGGAATGTATCCTAATTCGTTTTCTTGCACTACTCTAAACACACCGTCTTCTTGTTCGAACAAACCTTCAATATCTGGTGGTAAGTAATCTTCATCATCACTCATAAACACAGTTTCAATTGTTTCTGGTGTAAAGTATCTATATACTGTTTGGTTTTGTTCTTCTGCTACTTTAACTACTAACTTACGCAACACTTGGTCACCGTCTTGGTTATATCCAAATTCCCAATTGGTAACGTCTAGTGGATTATGAACTGCGAAACGCGGTATTGCAGATCCGCTAGGCTTAACAACACTTAACCAACTCACACCAAATACACTTACTAATGTGTCCACCATACTGAAGAACTCTGGAAGGCTGTTGCCAGTTCCATCACAGTTCTGTTGAAATGCTAACATCTCTGGTGTTTCAGGTAATAATCTATGTGCTGGATTTTTAAATAGGATGGAATTGTATTCGTTTACAATTAGTTTTACATAGTTGTAGAAACTAACATTGTTTATTTTTTCAGCATAGTAACTGTTGTCATCACTTTCATTACCAGCATAAGCCGATGCTGTGTCAGTGCCACCGTAGTGTTGTGTTACTTTTGATTTGTGTTTGCCAGTTGTGTTTCCGAATTCATCTACAGTATATGTATTGATTACTTCGGATCCTGTTTGCTGGTCTTCTTGGAACATCTTAAGGTATCTGCCTTGTTTGTATTCCTCTGATCCGAGAAAACTACGATAAGAAAGATCCCAGGTGTCATGATATCTTGCATATAAGATGTGAATATCAGCGATAAATTCGCCGTAACTGAGAGGTTTGCTCATATAGTCCCCATGGGTTTTTTAAATTGTATACGATTGTATTTATCTACTTTACCAGTTCTTTGGTGTTTATATGGTGTATAAGTGTAAGTATGTATGGCTTGTCCTAGCAAACCTACTCTGAATAACAGAGACTAAAGAAACTACATTGTGACCATTCACTTTGTAGTTTTTTTTTGGATAAAATAAAGATACCATAAAAGGTTGACTTTGATCCAAAAAGAAGTATAATTAACTACTGTAACAAAGGAAACATTAATTTTTAATTAAGGAGAATTCCTGGATTAGAATACAATGTTTATTGTTTCCTAATTTACACACGGGTGTGTGTGATATGTTATAGTTTATGTAAACGCCTTACTTAATAAAACATTGTGTGTATTGTTAGTAAGGCGTTTTTTTATGCCCAAAAAGAAACCCCACAATGGCCACACTATGAGGTTCCTAATATGTTATTAGCCCACACAAACTCTGACAGAGTTACCCAAAATAAAACTTATAACACAACAATATTTATACTGTTATGGTTTCTATTTGTTCCTGTTGTTGTGGTGCTTCTGGTAATGTAAACTTGAATCCGTAACTTTGTGCAATACGTCTTTGTATTTCATCATGAGGTATAACTTTGCCTCTGTATTTGCCACCATTACTGTATCTAGTTGTTGCTCTGTGTTTTGTTCTCATCTTATATATTCCTCGTGTTTGAATGCACCAATATGATTTGCTTCATACTTTGCATACAGTTCTAATTCTTTGGCACTACTCATTGTCCATGTTTTGTTTATGCTTTTAATTCGGTCTTTCTTTTGATATGTGCTACTCATATCATACCAATAGAATGTGTATGTTTTAGTCACCATCTTTTACTTCCTTTTGTGGAGGCGTTGGCTTAGCATTACCTCTGGTTGTGTCATTACTGATATGACTGCTTTTACCAAATATCTTGTCCCAATTGTCAGCATACTTGTTGTCATCTTGACTGCTACGTCTACCGCTACCTTTTCCACCATGCCAATTACTTTTCTTCATCTTGTTCATCCTGGTATACACCATTTACTTTGACGCGGAACTTTGGCTTTTCTTTCTCCTCAGTTTTAGTCCATTTTATTTTATCGTATCCATCCTTGTATGCTTGGTCATTTATACCACTGTTAATCTCAGAATACTTCTCTCCTTCACTGTGGCTTTTTAGTGCCTTAAGTCTAGGGTTCTTGTCTACTATTGCTTTTGCTTGTTTTTGAATATCTTTGTTAATGTGCTTCATTATAGTCTCCTTTTACTGTGAGCATATCCTCGTTCTCTTTCACGTGTTATACCAAAGTTTTGATACACTAAGTATCCTAAAGCATCAGCGGCATGGTCTAACACATTGTCTTTGTCTGGTATTCTAGTTCCTTCTTTGTAACTCATTTTGATTAGCATCTCTCTTATCTTTGCACACTTAGGATCTATTAACAAATTGCGTTCACTTTTTGCATTACACAACAAACTATTTACTGCATTTATTCTGTCTATTACTGGAGGATTGGTTTTGCCCACAACTAACTTAAAGCCATTGTTTGCCAATATGATGTGGTCAGATTGATTACTGTTAGTTGACTTGTGACTGCCACTTGCATCCGGATAACACACATAGTTTCTATTTGGGTAACGTGTTTTAATCTCTTGTATCATTTCATATGTATTGGATTGGTATATTTCAATAAAGTCTATCACATGTAGTTTAGCACCGTTCATATAACCTATCACAGCACTCATAGGACTGTTGTTAAAGTCCATACCTATATGTAGGGTGCGGAGTTGTTCTACTGGGAACGTATTGGGCTGTATGTTGTCCTCAGTGAAGGCATGATATATAATACCACTATAGTCTTGAAACTCTGCTAAGAACTCTTGGGCAAATTCACGTGAATCTAAATCTCTTTTGGCACTTTCTATTTCTTCTTCTGTAATCCAACCACCTTCAATTGTTTTGTAAACATGACTGTTCCATTCTTGTTCAGCACCACTTCTCACATATAAATCGTAGAACCAGTTACCTCGGCCTTTTGGCGTTCCTATGAATAATGCATGTCCATTGCTGTCTGCTTACATAGGTCTACATATAGTAGTCCACACATCAGGGTGTAAGTCAGCACACTCATCCATTACTATAAAGTCATAACGTGATCCACGCAATGCTTCTCTGTTGTCAGCACTTCTAATGAATATCTTGCTATCATTCTTTAATGTTATTGTGAGTTCTGATTTGTTTACGTCTTTGATCCAGTTCTTTTCATACAGTCTGTCTAATAATTCGTCAAGGATAACTGTTTTAGCCTGCCTATACGTTGAATATAGTGCTAACACTCTCTGTTTGGGCTTTACACTGAACTTTGCAAGTTCATTAATGGCTAACATACTCTTTCCAAAACGTCTGCCAGCAACAACTACTCTAAATCTAGTAGCATCATTACTAATAACTTGTTGTGGTTTGCTTAGTCTCAAACATGTCTCCATGTCTTGCGTATTATAATGTCTCTGATACAGCCTGGTGTTACACCATAGTCTTCACTTATGCCACCGTATCCGTCTGTGGCACTTCTGTTTGTATAACGTGCTCTTATGGCTAATATATCTGATTCTTTTAGTTTTGATTGCTTACAGTCTGTGCCTACACTTATTTGTCCAGCCGCTCTCATTAAATCAAATACTTCTTGTTGACTGTTTAACTTCATGTGTTTAGGATTGCAACACTTCTTATTTCTACATGTTGTGGCTATTCTCAAATTACCAGTAATCTTTTTGGTGTATAATCCTTCACCATGTATGTAAGCAAAACGTGTGCATCTATGTAAACTGCCTCCAGCGGCAAACAATCCGTAACCGTGATTAGTAATTGCCAAACGCCAGTCCCAACATTCATCTTCACCCTTTATATCAACATGGCCCCAAAATCTATCTACATCTTTTTGTGTTATTGGTTTAATTTTTCTTTCATACTTCATAGTGTCTCTCATTTATCCCAAGGGTCATTATCCCAAGGATGCGGCTTCATTCCTCCGCCTGGTGGTATAATAACATCATCATCGTCCCAAGTGTATGTGGGCCTTTTAATCTTTTCAAACATCTTTCTCACAGCATACGTTTCTGGATCCAATGCTTCTTCCAAGTATTCATCTATTGCACGTTTTACTGCTTCATAGTCTTTGGGGTCATTACTTTTAAATCCAGTCATCTTCATCTTGGCAAGTGCCGCCATGTTTTGTTACGGTGTATTGCTTCTATAGTGGAGGTATTCACATTTAGTATTTGACCTAACTTTTGTTGTGTGATTTTGTAGTGTTGTTCAATTACCCATAACACTTGTTTTTCTGTGAGCTTTGCATTGTGGTTGTCAGCACCTATATAACTTGGTGGCTTAACATATCTGCCTTTGTTTATGCAGTCTTGTATGTTGTCTTTCACAGTCCCCAAAAAGAGATGCTCCGGATTAACACATGCCCTATAGCTTATATCATTGTTGTCATAATGTTGGTCACAATCATGTAACACACACAATTCATTAACATCAGCTTCTTTGAACTTGCCACTTATTAATGCACCGAATCTATGTGCTGTGATGTAACGCAAACGTCTACCGTCAACATCATCATACTTATACCACCAGTTCTTATATCCATTGTTTTGAACATTGCCCATTAAGAATATACATCCATTTGGTTGTTCTTCACAACGTGCATGAAACTTATCTATATAGTGTTGCTCTATATTGTGAACGTGGTGGTCTTCACCGGGAGGGCCTGACTTCTTTACACCTTTAGCCATTATAGTGTAACGTTTTGTTTGGGTTTTTCTTTTTGTATTTCAGAGCCGTATCCAACTAACATCATTGTGAACGTTAATGGTAAGAACCATAAGTTCAATAAGCCTAACATGTGACCCCACACCATGCTAACAGTTATTAAACTGAAAACATTAAGTGGACCTGCTAGTCTATTTGTTTGAAAGTCAGAAATGTCTTTGATTTTGGGTGTTGTAAACTTCATATCTTTATCCTATATTGTTTTGTGAAAAAAGTGCCTGACTGAAATGCCAGCATGTTTCAACGTATCCTATACCGTTGGCTCAACACCAGCCAGGTCTTACCTCACAAAATCTATTCTTCATTTTTTTCTATCCATGGTAGCATAGTATCTTCCTCGCTACCGTCTTGTATGCCATTGTCTGACATAGATAACCATTGTTTAGAGAGCCAGATCATCATTACTCTATCGCCATTCATTGCTGTTTCGAACATCTTTTGACGTAACTTCTGTTTCGTCGTTTGTGTTCCTTTTATATATAGATCCGCGAAGTTGTCTCGTAAGGTTCCTGCTGGAACGCCAAAGAAGTCGCTAAGATCTTTCCAACTGCAATGCAAACATGCCAATTTGTAAAATTCTTCTTCAGGTATGACAGTTTTATTCCTGCCCACTACTCTTCCAATTACGGTTTTTTCACCGTATTTAATTTGGTTTACTTGATAATTGGGTTTGTTCTTCATGTTGTATCCACTTATAGTGTAAACCAAGCCTTATGCTTGTAATTGCAATGTTATTTATCTTTCTTTTACGAAACCTTTAACTTTTGTAGGTCTAGTGCCTTGTTTTAAGTTATAATTGCGGTGTGTTGTGCTTTGCCATTCATACCATTCTCCTAACATGTATACATTGTCTAACAAGTATTGTGGTGTGGACTCATATATAGTTTCTAAGTATTCTATATCTCTAAAACTGATATCTCCACTAACTGAATACCTATTACTGATACGTCTTACGTCATAAAGCAAATGACTTGGGCTTGAACTCTTCTTGCTGAAGTTAGTATTGTTCTTTGAAGTCTTTATTAGGCTTTCTGCGTAAGTTATTAGTGTTGCTATGTCTGTCATAGCAATATTTATTAAACATAGTGTTAATCAATTCGGTTAGAACTGTATATGCGTTGTTTTGTGAGGTCACAAGGTGTTGAGTAACTTTCTACTACTGCTTGTATTAACAATATACGTTCAAACTCCTTTCTCAAAAAGTATAGTTCTGACTGCAATTTGTTAGCATGTATAACAGGTTTCTTATTACTAAATTTCATGCATTTCCATCCTTAATAAATGTGGTAAGTCCTTTTTACTTACCCATTGTATCCATTTATCAGTATCTTTACACTTCAGTGCAGGTTGTCCATGTGCGTTAACATGTTTATAGTCCACATACACTTCTGCATTGTCATGTTTTGTGTTTTTAGTAATCATAGTGCATCCATTCCATCAAGTTCATCATCATTATAGTGACCTTCTTCCCAATCCTCTTGATATACACCTTTAGCAAAGTAGTGTAGTCCACTCTTATCTTCTTCTGTGGGTTCAGCACATAACGTTAATGGTATCCAATACTCTTTATTGTAAATGTATAATACTGCATATAGTGTGTTGTCTTTAAACACAGTTCCTCCAAGCATACCTGGTGCAATAGTTCTACTTAATGTTTTAGTGTATGTTGTTCTTTGCACAAACTTACCAAAAGCGGCATCATCTTTAAGTTCTGTGTATATGTCTTTGCTTTTTTGCCATGCACTCCAACTTTTTGTTTTAGCAGGTATGTTTTGATACACACCATGTTTGTGTTTGTATGGTGCTAAACTGCAAATATATTTACTGGGCTTATCACCTGGTTCTGGTATAATGTCTATGTTCAGTTTGTTGCGTTTGCCTGGCTTTGAACTAACACTACAACTGAGAAAGAATATTTTATCGGCGGTTCGGATTTTCTGGCGCACCGCTTTATATATGAGATCCAATTGAGGAACAGTTGAGGTATCAGCACCTCTGGTGCCCCTCAAAGGAGTCCTATCAGGACTATCATTTGGTGTAGATTCATCTCCACAAATGTATATTAGTTCTTTATTATTAGTTCTTTTATTATTAGTTCTTTTATTATTGCTAGTAATATAGTTTTGTGGAGGTTGTGTAAATTTTTTTGTTTCCATTATAGTAACCCCAACTTCTGTGCTATAAGGTATAACAGTTGTTGTCTGTCTGCACGTTCTTTAATTATGAACTTAGCATCAGCACTGATTAAGTCTGGTGTGTTCTTTTTGTCAATGAAATGACCATCTATAACAAAAGCATTTGCATCATAATCTTCTTGATACAGTTTCTCCCATTGGTCATAGTTCCAGTTGTTTTCACTGACCCATGTGTAACACCATTTAAAATTGTTTTCAATATCAAGTAAATGAACTTTACTTCTGGTTGTTCCAGGTATACTAGAACTACTTTTAGGCGCTTCTACTTTTGCTACCACGTATTGTTTATGTTGTTTATTTTTCATTTTATTTCCTCAAATAATTATAAAGTTATGTATTTGCCATTACATACTATGAGCTCCATTGTATTATTTCTAATACACTATTATTTATCTATAATTGCAATATAAGGGCTTAAAAGCGGACCAAAAAAAAACTCCCCTAACGTCAGCAAAGGGAGTTTTTTAAATATAATATAATCGATTAAGATATATTACCTTTAAGAGTCTTAATTTAATGGCAATTAAATTATTATCCGGTTAAAGAAGTTTTTCTTAAGTAGCTCAATCCTGAGGAAAACGTGCAAGAAGCACTGGAGAAAGTAATGTGAGACATTACTTTTTTGATACCTCTTTAACATATATATTTATCTATGTTTGTTGTTTTTGGTGCTGTTATGTGGTTACATACCCACTGCAATACTTAACACACTAGCAAGTAAACTGCCTAATGTTAGTATAACTATAGTCCATATTCTGTTGTCTAGTCTGTCTAATCTTTCTGTGAAAAATGCTTTATTTTCTTTTATTTGTGATTGTAAATTGTCCACTTTTTTCTCTAGAGCGCCATGCTCCTTTGTATTCTCTGCTTTAAGTCTAACTACATCTTCATGAACTGTCTGTGCTGTGGGCTTTGGCATGTTATTTCTCTACAACTTTGCCGTCAGCATCAATCTCATGTGTGCCAGCTTCTAATTTGGGTAATATAGACGCTAATATGTCTAATTGTTCTTGTGATATTTCATTCATCTTCAAATCCTATTTTTTTTCTTAAGTCTGTTAGTTGTTCTCTACTTTGCACAATACAACATGGCGTGGGCGTGTTATTTTCCTTCTCATCTGGATGACTCCAAAATGCCACTAAGTGCAAATATTTACTTTCTATTTTCTCTACTACTGATAACAATGTATCAATACT